ACAGGTTATAATAATCATACAAGATCATTTTTAAGAGCCCTTTCTAATTTAATTGATATTAAAGTTAGAAATTTTACAGTTTGTAGTTGGGAAGGTATGAATGATGAACCTCATAACAATGAACCCTATTTAGATTCATTAGATAAAAAATTATTAAACAAACAAACTTTATTTGCTTCTGCAACTAATCATGATAAGTTTGTTACACATGACTTTTATAAAAAATACCCAAATGAGTTTGACCATAATGTTGATTTAGTATTATCAGAATTAAATCACCATTATTATTTCGACCATTACCCCAATATAAAAATAGCTTTTATTGTTTGGGAAACAACAAAATACCCAGACCTTTTATTTGAGAATTTTAAAAATTTTGATCAAATATGGGTAGCTTCTACATGGCAAAAAGACTGTTTAATGGAACAAGGAATGCCTGAAGATATGGTAAAAGTAATACCAGAAGCAGTAGATAATTCAATATTTAAACCAAAAATCATTACTCTCCCAGAATATGATGATAAAAGATTTAAATTTGTTGTTTTTGGTAGATGGGATTATAGGAAGTCAACAAAAGAAATTATAGAGGCTTTTTTAGAAGAATTTGATAGAGACGAACCTGTTGATTTAGTATTATCAATTGATAATTTATTCGCTAATGATGATTTTGATTCTACTGAAGAAAGATTAAAACATTATAATCTAATTGATTATAGAATAAAAATAAAACACTTTCCTACTAGAGAAGACTATATTAAATACTTACAAAAAGGTAATGTATTTTTATCTTGTGCAAGATCTGAAGGATGGAACTTACCTTTAATTGAAGCAATGGCTTGTGGCACACCTTCTATATACTCAAATTGTAGTGGACAATTAGAATTTGCAAAAGGTAAAGGATTACCTGTAAAAATAAAAAATAAAATACCAGCAGTAGGAGGTGAATATAGTACTTACTCCCAATCAGAGCTACCAGGAGAATTCTATCAACCTGATTATGAAGATCTTAAAAAAGTAATGAGAGATGCATATAAAAATTATGACAAACATAAAAAAACAGCATTAAAAGAATCCAAACTTATAATAGATGAATTCACTTGGGAAAATGCTGCTAAAAAAGCATATAAAGAACTTGTTAATTTTATTAATGTTCCTCAACCAAATAGAACACATATATCTTTTGATTGCGGTCCAAAAGTTGAAACAAAAGGGGTTAAAAAAGAAAAGTATAAGATTGATTTTATAAATTCTAAAAATAATAAAGTTATTTTTTCTTCTAATATTAAAAATAATATGTGGACAAAATGTAATAAAGAATATTTTATACCTTGGACTATTAAAATTAATGATGAAGTTATTCATAAATTAGATTTAAAAGATAAAAGAGTAAAAATAAGCTTAGAATCTAAATCAATGGGAGATACATTAGCATGGACTCCCCAAGTAGTTAAATTCCAAAAAAAACACAAATGTAAATTAGCCATTAGTACCTTCCATAACGAATGGTTTGAAGGATTAGAAGATTATAAGAATATAGAATTTTTAAAACCAGGAGATTCATATACTTGTTATGCCCATTATAAAATAGGTTGGTTTAAAACAGATGAAAAGTGGGACGAAGGAAAGTACCATCCAATCCAACCTAATACTATTCCTCTAATAAAAACAGCTTCAGATATTCTAGGTATTGATTATGAAGAAATTAATTATGGAATAAATTTTAAACCTAAAAAGAGACCAATTAAAGGTAAATACATTTGTATTGGACCCCAAGCCACATCAGGGTTAAAAGAATGGCCCTATGAAAAATGGAGAGAATTAGTAAATATGTTATCAACCAAAGGTTATAAGATAGTTAGTCTAACTCTAAAAGGATTTACAGGAGAAAATATAATAAATAAAGTTAATTTATCTAATGATGAAGTATTTAATTATCTTTACCATGCAGATTTATTCATTGGATTAGGATCAGGCTTATCTTGGGCAAATTGGGCTTTAAATAAACATACCATTATGATAAATGGATTTTCAGTTAATAAACATGAATTTTCAAAAAACATAACTAAAATTCAAAATTTAAATGATTGTAATGGTTGTTGGAATGATAAAAATTTTGTGTTTGATGCAGGAGATTGGGATTGGTGTCCTGTGCATCAAGGTACAAATAAACAACATATTTGTCAGAAATCAATAACACCAAAAAAAGTATATAAAGAAATAAAACAATATATATTTTAACATTTTTTAACCATATTTATTAATAAATTACAATTATGAAAGAAGTAATCAAGTTATCAAAAAAAGAGTTAGATACACTCAAACAGTATCAACGAAAAAATGATTTAATCGTTTTACGATTAGGCAGAACAGATGTTCAGAAAGCAATTTTAGAAGGACAAAGAGGAGTTATTCTAGAAGACTTAGCTAAATTGCAAGAAGAAACTAAAGTAACAGCTAAAACACTCCAAGAAAAATATGGAGACGGAAACGTCAACTTAGAGACTGGAGAATTTACTTTAGTAAAATAGTTTTTTGAAAAGGTTTTTAATATTTATAATAAAACAATATCAAAAATAATAAAGTAAGATGGCAGAAACATTAATATCTCCTGGCGTATTAGCAAGAGAAAACGACCAATCCTTTGTTACCGCTCGACCAGTTGCTAGAGGCGCAGCTATAATTGGCCCAACAGTAAAAGGACCAGTAGAAAAACCTACATTAATTAGTTCATTTAGTTCATTCCAAGCTATATTTGGTGGATCTTTAGAAAGTGGTTCAAGTGAATATAGTTATCTAACCTCTATAGCAGCAAATAATTATTTCCAAAATGGTGGAAATTCTTTACTAGTAACCAGAGTAACATCAGGTTCATTTACATCAGCAACAAGTTCAAACGCATCATCACAAACAGGTGTAGTTGCGGCTTATGGTATACCAACAGGATCAAGCGGACCAACTACTGGTTTAAGTCCTTTTGTATTAGAAACAATTTCCGAAGGTGACATAATGAATAGTGGTATTCAACAAGCTGAATCAAGTAACGGTGTTGCAAATGGTGATGGAGCCCTAATATCAGGTAGTGCAGATAATGTACGTTGGGAAGTAGTAGCAGTTAATTCAGGATCAGGTGTATTTTCACTTTCAATTAGAGCAGGAAACGATACAAACAATCAGAAAAGCATAATAGAAACTTATAATAATATTTCATTAGATCCATTTTCTTCAAATTATATTTCAAGAGTAGTAGGTGATGTTGCTTCAACACTAGTAACTGAAGGAAGTGATACATTCTTACAAGAATCAGGTTCATTCCCTAATATTTCTAATTATGTTAGAGTAAAAACAGTTAATTATCAAACACCACATTATTTTAATAATGATGGATCTGCAAAAGATGAGTTTACAGGATCTCTACCATCTCCTAGTTCAGGATCATTTGGTGGTGGTCTTGGTTCAAATTTAAACACAGTTAGCTATAATAGATGGTACCAAAATATCAATTCAACAAATACACAAGGAGTTGTTGGAGCAGATTATGCAAATGCAATAGCTTTATTAGCAAACACAGATAATTATCAATATAATGTAATATCAGCCCCTGGAATATATTACCAAGATTATTCAACACAATGTACTAGTTTAATAAATAATACCATTACAAGAGGTGATGCTATTTATGTTATGGATTTAGTACGTTACAACCAAGCAATAGGCACAGTAACAACTCAAGCCTCAGGTATTGATTCAAGTTATACAGCAACATATTGGCCTTGGTTACAAACAGTTGATCCAAACACAGCACAATTAGTTTACATTCCACCTTCAACAATGATTCCTGGAGTATATGCATTTACAGATGCTTCAAGTGACCCATGGTTTGCACCAGCAGGTATAACAAGAGGAGGATTAGGACAAGTTGTTCGTGCTGAAAGAAAATTAACTTCTACTAATAGAGACACTTTGTATGAAGCTAATGTTAATCCAATCGCTTCATTCCCTCAACAAGGAGTAGTAGTATTTGGACAGAAAACACTACAAAAAGCTGCATCAGCTTTAGATAGAGTTAATGTAAGAAGATTATTAATTGCGTTAAAAGATTATATATCTCAAATTGCTGATAATTTAGTATTTGAACAAAATACAATAGCAACACGACAAAATTTCTTAACACAAGTTAATCCATATTTAGAAAGTGTTCAACAACGTCAAGGATTATATGCCTTTAAAGTAGTAATGGACGAATCTAATAATACACCAGATGTAATAGATAGAAATGAGTTGATAGGTCAAATATTCCTACAACCTACTAAAACAGCTGAATTTATTATATTAGATTTCAACGTTTTACCAACAGGAGCAACATTTCCAGCGTAAAAAAATAGAAATAGAATATTTATAATAAAATAAAGATATAAAATGGCAGTATTAAACCCGAACGAAATATTTTTCACAGCTTTTGAGCCAAAACAAGCTAATAGATTTATACTATTTGTTGATGGATTCCCTTCATATATTATGAAAGGAGTATCAGCTGTATCAGTAAGTCAAGGTTCAGTTCCTTTAAATCACATTAACGTACAAAGATTTGTTAAAGGTAAAACAACTTGGAGTACAATAGACTTTACACTATTTGATCCAATAACTCCATCTGGTGCTCAAGCAGTAATGGAATGGGTTAGATTACACCACGAATCAGTAACAGGTCGCGATGGATATAGTGATTTCTATAAAAAAGACCTTACAGTTAACGTATTAGGACCTGTAGGTGATATAGTATCTGAATGGATAATAAAAGGTGCTTTTATAACAGATGCTAGTTTCGGAGATTATAATTGGGATACCGAAAATACCGCACAAGAAATAACAATGACAGTCCAACCAGATTACTGTGTATTGAACTTCTAATACAATTTTATTTACCCTCTTTAAAAAATTGCTTGGCTTTATTGCCAAGCTTTTTTTTACTTTATATATGTATAACCAAAACCATGGAGTTAAAAATATGTAAGGTTTGTCTTATTTCAAAACCCATAAATTCATTTTACAAACAACCAAAAAATGTAGATGGATTAAAACATAAATGTAAAGACTGTTTAAAAAATACTTATAGTATCAACCAAAAACTCTATAAAAAAAAATCACTTCAATATTACAATTCTAATAAAGAAAAAATTAAAGAATATAAAGATTCTAGAAAAAATATAACTAAGGAGTATAATAAACAATATTTTAACAAAAATAAGAATAAAATATGTTGCGTGCTCAAGAGCAAGGAAAACATTA